CGGGCAGGGTGGCGGCGATGGTTCGGAGGGACTGCGGAAGCAATCCCTCGACGAGCACAGCCTCGTTGAGCCACGCCTTCAAGATGCGATCGAGCACGGCGAGCTGCAGGTGGTGCTGCTCGACGCGGATGCTCTTGTAGTACACCTGATGGTCGAGGCGACCGCTGGCGTAGTTGTACCCCGAGGAGTTGCCAGCCGCGACGTTGAACGGCATGTTCAGGCAGCGGGCGATCTCGTTGAGGATCTCGCGCTTGAACTCGCCGAACGTTGTCGTCGGCTGCTCGGCATGCACCTGGCCGAGCTTCCAGCCGCCCGGAAGCACGGTGGCGAGACGCTGCTCGAGCTCGACCTCGTCCATCGGCTCAAGCGGATCGGCCTCGCCGTTGGCGGGGCTGTCGGTGTAGATGACGGCGGCGAAGTTGGCGGCGGTCTCGGCGGCCGCGATCGTTGCCAGCGTGTACCGGCGGAGCTGCGCGAAGAGCGGGAGCGCCGGCGTGATGTCGGGGATGCCGCGGAGTTGGCCGGGCCGGTCCGGACGGAAGTAGTGCACGACCGAAGAGGCCGCGAACGTGTCGTAGGCCGTGAGGTCGTCAATGGGCGTGCGGAACACGCCGCTATCACCGGGGTGGCGCTTGAGTACGCGGTAGGCGGAGGGGTTGCCCCACTGATCCAGAGCGATGCCGTCGATCTCGTCGTTGCGCCCGCGGCGAAGCAAGGGCGTGCAGACCTGGTCCGCCTCGATGAGCTTGAGATCAAGCGATACGGGCGAGCCCGCTGACGCGATGCCGGGGTTGTTGATCAGAAGCGCGAACGCCTCGCCACTCTCGGCGCGGGCCAGCCGCATAGTGCGGAGCTTGCCGGGAAGGTCGACCGCACGCGACCACCGCTCGAACGCGTCCTCAATGCGGGCGTTGGCATCGACGTCCTCGGTCAGCATCTGCAGCCGGGGACCGGTGCCGATGGTGTCGTTGGCGAGCGTGAGAAGGATGCCCTTGGCATAGGAGTTGTTAGCGACCTCGTAGCGGGCGCGGTTGCGGAGAACTCGACGCACCTCGGGGTTGATCGCAGCGTTGGGGGACAGACCGTCGGCGTTCGCCCAGTGCTTGCGGTTCTCCGGCGTGGTCTTGGCCGAATCGAACTTGGCGACGACCAAACGACGGGCTCCGCTCCCCGCACGCGGCCCGCGTCCATGCGAGCCGCGCGCGGGTGCAGAGGAGGGGGAGAGATCGCTGGGAGTGCTTCCCCGCGTGGCCCGGCTCAGGATGTTGGCGATGGCTTTCAGCATGAGTGGGTCAGGCGGAACCGGGCGGAACGAGCTTGGCGAACTTGATCCCGATGCCGGGCTTCTTCGCGGCGTCCTTGGACGCGAGGTAGCGGTCGGCCTCGATCTGGTCCTTCAGCGGGTGCTGCTCGACGGACTGGCCATCTACGGACGCCTTGGCAGGCTGCGACGCGTTGTCGCGGAGGGCCTGGTCGGGATCCGGAGATGGTGGGGCGTCGGGCACAGCAGGCTCCTCGTCTCGAAACGACGAGACGTCTCCCGGCTACATACGCCGTCGCTGGAGCCGCTGTCCGCTTTGCGCAGCGCTTGGGTCAAGTCATTCGATAGATCGAACGGGCTACGCCTGGGCTTCCCTGGTCGAGACACGCCGCCCGCAGTGCCGGCACTCCCGCCGGCGCACAATCGCACCGGCAATCCGCTTGAGGTAGAGCACTCGGAAGTGCTGGCATCCACAGCCACGACACACCAGCCCAAGGGGCTGGTCCTTCTCCGTCGGGACGACTCGCCGCACGCGTGGCATCAGCGACGGTCTCCTCGGATGGCCGACAGTCGAATGCGTGGCCGGTTTGGCACTCGGGCATCAGTGCCAAACAGCACCGCGCCCTGCATGGACGCGGCGACCGCCGCGCCGACCAACCCGTCGAGCCAGTGGTTGTCGAGGCCCTCAACACGGAGCTTCCACTCGTCCACGGTGCGGCCCCGGCCCTCTGTCCGCACTCGGTACTCACTGGTGAGATGCTCCGACAACAGGCGGTGTGGCTCTGGCTTCTGGCCGAACAACGAGAGGCCTCCAGGATCGCCCATCGGCACCGCGAGACGCGCGTGCACAAAGCTCTTCCAGTAGTTGGTATCGAATAGGACGTGCCGCACCGCGCGCTTTCCGGTCACAATCGGCACGCGCCAGTTCAGCCCGACCCGCTCGCCGCGTTTGCGCTTGTAGTCGCTGAAGGGGAGGCTGCTCGCTCCGACATACCTGCCGTGGCTGGGGGTGAGCACGCTCGCGTGTGGGCTCTGGCGACAGAACTGATAGACCACGTCCGTCGACGAACCCCAGTTGGCGTCGATCAGGCATCGGTCGATCCGCACCATCGCACCATCATCGCGCCGCCATTCGCGACCAACCGTCGCTTCGATGAGCCGCTCAAGGCCACCGTAGATCGCACCCTCCACGCCGGCGCGGGGCGACGCGGCTCCGAGCGTGCGACGCACATCCCGAAGCGTGAAGTACGCCTGCTTCTGGTCCGGCTCGGTGCCATAGTCGATGATGTGCCCCGTGAAGTCGTCTTCCCAGGCGGCCACGAGGTAGAACAGCGCCTTGCCCTGCACGTCAACGAACATCGTCAGGTGTGAGCACCCGAGTGGGACAAGCCCGCGGGCGTGCCCGTTCACCTTCGCTGCGATCTGGTCAGCGCTCAGAAGGTCGTCGGCGGCCTCAACCTCTGGCAGCGGCTCGTTCTGGTACTCGGCGAAGAATGCGGCCTCGTTCTGCAGCCGCAGGTTCATCGCGTGTTGCACAGCGGACAGCTCGTCGTGATTGAACCGCTCCGGCCAAGCGATCACCGCTCCCTCGTCCATCGCCGTCCGGTGCTTGCCGTAAAACGCCGTGGCATCAATGCTCCCGCGATCGGCGCGAAGCCCCTCGGCCCGCACGCGGGCGTACTCGGCCCAGAGCTTCTCGTTCTTGGGGAACGAATAGACCATCTTGGTCCGCTCGCCCTGCCACTGCGGGTGCTTGTCGCGGTCGAGAATGCGGTCGGCCAGATCGTCAGGTCGGACCACGGTCAGCGTCATCAGGCCGGCGATCTTCCGTCCAGGTCCGGCCATGCCGAGGATTGCACCGGCGAGAATTCGCTCGCGGTTGGCGCACTGGGACGGCGAACGGGCACTCTCGTCGGTCTGCGGGTCGTCGATCAGTACGAGCGACGGGCGGACGCTCACACCGTCGACACGCTTGTGCTTCATGCCACGGATGCGGCCGGTGATCCCCGCGACACGGATGATCGCGCCCGATGCCGCGGAGCCCGGGACCGTGGGCAGCACGATTTCTCGAGCGGTCCACCCGATGTGGGTCTGCTTGCCTTGGTAGAGCTGCCCTGAAGCCCGCTGGTGGATGCCTTCGAGCGAGCGGATCGGGTGGCAGACCTCTGGGAAGTCGCCGCCGAGGATCTCGCTGTTCTCCAGCTCCGCCTTGATTGAGTCGAGCATCCCGGCCGCGTGCTCCTCGTCGGAGCCGACAAGCGCCACGAACTCTCGGTGCCCGAAGATCAAAGCCCACAGACACGCAATCTCGCAGAGCGAGGATTTGCCTGAGCCGCGCGGCATCGCCATCGCAAATAGCCCGCCTTCGAGCACTGCCTGTTCGATCTTGGCGATGACCTTGAGATGGTCATCCGACCACTTGAGGTGGAACGTCTGCGGGAAGTACGCCTCGCAGAAGTACCGGAAGTCCCGCGCGGCTCGATCTCGCCTGGCGGGGTCCGCAACCGACGGCAGATCACCAATGTCCCGTCCCGACAGCGACAGCATCGCGTTGCGGAGCCGAGCACGCTCCTTCATCGCGTCGTAACCCGTCAGACCTTCGGGCGCATTGGCAGCATCGGCGATCGCCTCGTGCCGCGTGGTCGCCAGCCACGCCACGTATCGGAACAGATCAACCTTGCCCGCATCGCCGTCGGCCGCCACACGGAATCCCGCGCGCGTGCGATGCCGGTGGAGCTGCCGCTCGCTGATCACCTCGCCCAGCGGCGTGCTGTTGAGCAGCCGCGCGAGTTCGCCGGGCTTGAGTTTGCGCGGGTCAATCGCCACCTGCGGACATCTCCTTCACGAGCCACGCGGCGTAGTGCACGAGGTTGAGCGATCCATCTGCGTTGACGGGCGCACCGGCCTCGATGTCGGCGCGGAGCATGGCGTCCGTCACGGGCTTGCCGCCCAGCCGCGTGAGCACGCGGGCGGCGTCCGCCACGGGCAGCGCCGCCGGGTTGAGCCGGGACATGCCCTGTCCCCCCGCCGAAGGCCCGGAACTAGGCGCGTGTTCGGGAGTCATCGCGGACCTCCCGCATGGACTTGCCCACATGGGCGGAAGAGTTGCCCACATGTCACGGAATCATCGAGAAATGCAGGCCGAACGCCTTGCCTGTTCCCCGTCAGCCGGCGAATGTGTGTCCAACGCGAGCGGGAACAAACGCCCCGCCCGCGACGGAGACCACGAACATGAACGCGACCACGAAGACCACGATCGACCTCGCCAAGACCCTCGCCAAGAGCGGGTTCCACATCCCCGCGATCGAGATCCACACACCCGACGGCCGCACCTGGAACATCGCGACCGTCCCCGCCGGACGCGGCCGCCACCTCGACGGCCACTGGGGACCGCGGCCCGGAGCGCTCGGCGGCTTCCGCCTCTTCGAGATCAACCGCGATACCGACGCCCCCAACGAGCACGACGCGATCGACGGAGACACCTGGGCCGCCGACGAGTTGGTCGACTACCTCCGGGCGGTCGGCCAGCCGAAAGACACGACGAGTTGGGACCGCAAGAACGACAACCACCCGAAGACCTGAAGCCCGCGAAATGCGGGCTTCGCTGTTTACCAGAGACCACCAACCCAAAGGAGCACGACCATGACGAAGCGCACACCCAAGACCACCAAGCCCGAACCCACCGCCGCCGAGACCTACGCCGCACGCCGCAACGACATCGCCCGCCTGATGGACGTGCTGCAGATGGAACTCGATAAGCACGCCGAGGGCGCGAAGGCCGACCCTCGCAACTGGGGCTTTGCGGGAAGCCTCGGGAAGGTCCGCAGCGACCTGATCGACCTGGTCGGGTTCCTCAGCAACATGGACCCCGAGCACGTCGAGGCCTTTCTGAACGACGCCGAGTGACCAGAACCACCAACCGCAAGGAGCAACGCCATGACCATCAAGACGATCGTGATCGAGGGCATCGACCAAGACATCAGCATCCGCCGCACCGAGCGCGGTGCGGAAGTGACCATCGAGCAGCACACCCGCCACGCGGGCAGGCAGGACATTTGCATCGCGCACATCGCCCGCGACGAGGATCGCGAGAGCCGCTACGCGAAGGCCGCCGAGGTCGCCAAGGTGGTCTACGGCACCGACCGCCGGGGCCGGGCCGCCGCCACCAACTCGATGGTCCACGAAGTCCTTAGCGAGATCGAACGCATCGCGGGCTGCTGACACACGCCACGCGGCGTCGCGGGGAACCGCGACGGCCACGCTTCCCCGCCGCAGCGTGCGACGGGATTCCGCACCAGACAGAAGGAGTTTCACATGGCTCGCAAAGGCACGATCAAGAACATGGGCAAGGTCAAGAACGAGATGAGCGACGCGTGGAAGGCGCGCAAGACCGCGAAGACCGCCCCGCCCGCCACGGCGTCCGCCAAGACCGAGCGCCTCCGCAAGGCGGCGCTCGCGGAGATCAACAACCGGCTGGCGGACGGGAAGCAGGACCACGAAGTCCCCACCGCCAAGGAGGTCGCCAACAACGCGGCCGTCGATGCGTCCGCCAAGGGCAAGAAGGCCAAAGCCCCCAAGACGCCCAAGGCCCCGAAGCCCGCGAAGGAACCGAAGGCCAAGCGGATCAGCGCCCTCGACGCGGCGGCCCAGGTGCTCGCCGCGTCCGAGGTCCCCATGCGGGCCAAGGAGATGATCGCCGCGATGGAGGCCAAGGGTCTGTGGACGAGCCCCGGCGGCAAGACCCCCGAGGCCACGCTCTACGCCGCCATCATCCGCGAGATCGCCGCCAAGGGCACCGCCGCTCGCTTCAAGAAGCACGAACGCGGCGTCTTCGTCGCGGGGAAGGGAGCCTGAGCCATGAGCGCCACCCCCGCCCCGCAGCCCGCGCCGACCCAAGCCCAACTCGATGCCGTGCTGCAGGCCGCCCTGTACCTCCTCGGCGCACGGCAGGACCGGATGCTCACCATCGAGGAATGGACGGACCTGGCGCGGGCTGTTGCCGCCTGCCAAGAGCGCAAGACGGCCGACTATCTCACCGAGCACGACCTCGAGGACATCGCAGAGCGCTACGCCCTTGAATGGGACGAAGCGACCGACGGCCTCCTCCCCGCGCCATACGAGCCCTGAGCGGTATCCCGACGCCCGAGATTCAGCCCGCCCCGGTCCCGCTCCGGGGCGCTTCTTCGGTTGGACAGTGCCCGTACTCTTCGGCAGATGAACGCGGAACTCTCCCTTCACGGACGCCCGATCGCCAGCGTCTTTGAGCTGCTTGGAACCAAGGAAAACGACATCACCTTCAGTCTGGGCTGGGCGCTCGCACACAGCCCGGCGCTTCGCAGCGGCATCATGACGGCTATCTTCCCGAACGAGGATGTCCACATCGATCGTGTGGCGCTTCAAGAACGATCCGGCGGCGAGGGAATCACCGACATCGAACTCACCGGCCCCACAGCGCATGTGATCATCGAGGCGAAGAGAGGTTGGCAAGTACCCACCAAGGATCAGTTGGCCCTGTACTCGCCACGGCTCAAGGCGGGCGGCCGACGACTCCGAGCGATGGTGGCGATGTCCGAATGCACTCCTGAGTTCGCGAGTATGCACGTCGAGCGACACATCGATGGCGTGCCGGTGGTGCATTTCGGATGGCGTGAACTCACTCGCCTTGCACACGCCAAGCATGGGACTCATGCGGAGAAGAGGCTTCTCGCTCAACTGCGAGCCTTTTTCGAACGGATCGTCAAGATGCAGAATCAAGAATCGAACCTCGTCTATGTCGTCTCCCTCGGCGGTGGTACTCCGAAGTGGTCCACTCTTTCGTGGATCGAGATCGTCAACGACCGTCGCCGCTACTTCCACCACGTCGGCAGAAAGGGCTGGCCCAAGGAGCCACCGAACTACATCGCGTTTCGATACGGTGGGCAGCTGCAGAGCATCCACCACATCGAGGCGTGGAAGGTCGTTACTGACATCCATGCGGAGATGCCCGAGCTGACGCCCGGACGCTGGGAGCCGCACTTCCTCTACACGCTCGGCCCTGCCATCGTCCCCCCGCGCGTCGTCAAGACTGGCAACATCTATCCCAATGGACGAGTGTGGGCCATGCTCGACTTGCTTCTCACAAGCAAGACCATCGCTGAGGCAAGGGACAAGACCAAGCTTCGCGGAAATGCTGAGTGAGATCGTCATCCAACCTCCTGCGTCGAAGGTGAACGCTCCGCCTTGCGGCCCGTGAACTTCTCCCAACGCTGCACGATGACATCGCAGTAGAGCGCATCGAGTTCCATGAGGAATGCGTGCCGACCGGTCATCTCCGCACCGATGAGCGTTGAGCCGCTGCCCCCGAAGAGGTCAAGCACGTTCTCGCCGGGGCGCGACGAGAACTCGATAGCACGCCGCGCGAGTTCGACAGGCTTCTCGGTGAGGTGGACCATGCTCTGCGGGTTGACCTTCTTGATGCTCCACGTATCCGGCACATTTGCCGGGCCGAAGAAACGGTGCCCAGCGCCTTCCTTCCAGCCGTAGAAGCACCACTCGTGATTGCCCATGAAGTCTTTGCGAGTCAGGACCGGGTGCTCCTTGATCCAGATGATCGCCTGGGCGAAGTAGAGCTCGCAGCGCTTGAGCACGGGCGGGTAGTTACCGCAGTTGGCGTAGCCGCCCCAGATGTAGAACGTGCCGCCCCCCCCGGGGATCAGCACGCGGGTGATGTTCCCGAACCACGCCGCGAAAACCGCTCCCTTCCGCGCCCAACAGAAAACGCCCCCGCGAAGTGCGAGAGCGTTTCGAGTCAATCGGAATATGTCGAACGCTTACGCCGCAATCGTCGCCTGCGCCTGCTCGCTCCACGGCCCGCGTTCGCCGGTGGGGGACACCCAGCGCATCCACACGTAGTTGGTCTTGCCGCCGTCGGCGGAGTCGAAGTTCATCACGTACGGCGCGTTGGTATCAACGGCCACGAAGCGAAGGTCCGCCTCGCCGGTGGGCGGCGTGGTGCCGACCTTGTTCCAGATTTCGACGCCCAGCGCGCCAGCGGGCTTGGCCTTGCGGGTCGGCGTGGCCGAGTCCACGAAGCGAAGGGTTTGCTGCAAGCGCATCCCGCACTCGATGGAAACCTGCGGCGCGGTGGTCGGCGGGCCGATCGGTGCCGGGGACTGAGCAACGGTGATGCCCAGCGACGCCTTCTCCGCATCGCTCACCACGGCGGACGCCTGCAAGCGGCGCACGAGCGGGCGAATGACCGCGACATAGGCGGCGCGGGCTTCGTCTTTGGTCTGCTTGGCGGCCTTGGCGGCGTTCACGGCGGCGACGTGCGCGGGGAACGCGGTCGCCCAGCCGGTCTGCGCGGCGGTGATCGGGGCCATGTCCGGCGCGGTCAGCCCGAGCGCGGCAAGGTTGGCGTTGGCGTAGGTCACGAAGTTGGATTGCCACGCCTGAAAGTTCGCATCGGGGCCAGGAATGTAGTCAGCCATGATTCAGAGTCTCCATCAATGGATTCGGCGGCTCGCTCGTGAACACGTCCAACCGCTACCCGAGCCGTCAATCGGCACGCGGCGGACACTTTTCATGGCATCGACGATCGCGGGTACCGACTTCACGAGCGCGCAGAGAATTCGGGCAGATTGCCGGGCGAGTTGGAGCGCCCCGCATCCTCTGTAAGTAGTCTGGCCGCTGATGCAGAGAGGGCGTGCCGCCCTCTCCGCACCTCTCCGGGCCAAGAGAACAGCCGCTCGCGCGGCTTGTCTGCCACTCCAACCGCCTCGTCAGGTGCTTTCGTGTCCGCTATTCCAGACGTTCCCTACTCTTGGGGCCATGAGGATTCTTCTCGTCATCCACGGCTATCCGCCCCGCTACAACGCGGGCTCCGAGGTCTACACGCAGTCGCTTGCCAGAGCGTTGGCGGATCGGCACGAGGTCCGGGTTTTTGCACGCTACGAAGACCCGTTCGCAGAGCACTACGCGCCCGCCGACGAAACCGATCCCGGCGATGCCCGAATCCATCTTCGCATCGTGAACAACCCCGAATCGCGCGACCGCTACCGCCACGCGGACATTGACGCGGCTCTGTCGCGGATGCTCGATGAGTTCCAGCCGGACGTGGTGCATGTGAACCACGTCTCCCACCTCTCTACTTCCATGCTGGCGGTCGTGGCCAAGCGCGGCATCCCCTTGGTGTACACTCTGCACGACTTCTGGCTCATGTGCCCGCGCGGCCAGTTCATGCAGCGCACCTCCGGCGTGGGCGAAGAACCCTACCCACAGTGTGACGGGCAGGACGACCGCAAGTGCGCTCAGAAGTGCTACCCGCTCTACTTCTCTGGGTCGCCCGATGAATGGGAAGCGGACACATCAAGATGGGCGGCGTGGGTGGGCGAGCGCATGCGACACGTTCGAGAGGTCACATCGCTTGTAGATTCGTTCATCGCCCCATCGCAGCACGTTCTGTCGCGTCACCGGGACGACTTCGGCATTCCCGCCGCAAAGTTGGCATACTTGGATTATGGCTTTGATTTAGACCGGCTGACCGGGCGGCTACGCCAACCCGACAACGCTTATGTCTTTGGATACATCGGCACGCACACACCGGCCAAGGGCATTCATCAACTTATCGAGGCGTTCGGACGTTTGAAGGGCGGACCGCTGCTCCGCATCTGGGGCCGCCCACGCGAGCCGTACACCGCGTCACTCCGGCGCATGGCCGCTGCGCTGCCCGACGGGACCGCCGCCCGCGTCGAGTGGATGGGCGAATATCAGAACGAGCGGATCATCCCTGACGTGTTCAACCGCGTCGATTCCATCGTGGTCCCTTCGATCTGGACGGAGAACTCGCCGCTGGTCATCCACGAGGCGCAGCACGCCCGCGTTCCGGTCATCACTGCCGACGTGGGCGGCATGAGCGAGTACGTCCGGCATGAAGTCAACGGCTTGTTGTTCAAGCACCGGGACGCCGAGGCAATGGCGGCGCAGATGCAACGCCTCATCGACGATCCGGGCATCGGAACACAACTGGCGCAGCGCGGGTATCTCTTCTCCGAGTCCGGCGATGTGCAAAGCATCAGCACGCACGCGGCCCAGGTCGAAGCAGTCTACAAGCGGGCGAGGGACGCGAAACACGCCGCGCTGCTCGATGCTGACGCGGGGCCGTGGCGGATCACCTTCGACACGAACCCCGACGACTGCAACTTGAAGTGCGTCATGTGCGAGGAGCACTCCCCGCACAGCCCGTTGCAAGCCGCGCGCCGGGCGAATGGCCTTCCCAAGCGCCGGATGGACATTGCCATGCTCCGGCGCGTTCTGGAGAGTTGCCGAGGCACGCGGCTCCGAGAGATCATCCCCAGCACGATGGGCGAGCCGCTTCTCTACAAGCACTTCGACGAAATCATCGACCTGTGCGCGGAGTTCGGGGTCAAGATGAACCTGACTACCAACGGCACCTTTCCAAGCCGGGGCGCGCGGGACTGGGCCAGGCGCATCGTCCCCGTCACGTCCGACACGAAAATATCGTTCAATGGCGCGACGGCCGCCACGCAGGAAGCGATCATGATCGGCTCCGACTGGAAGACGATCATCGAGAACGTGCGGGTATTCGTGGCCGAGCGGGACGCGCACGCCGCCAGCGGCGGCAACTACTGCCGCGTCACGTTTCAGACGACGTTCCTGGATTCCAACGTCGCCGAGTTGCCCGCGATGGTGCGGCTGGCCGCGTCTCTCGGCGTTGACCGCGTGAAGGGCCACCATCTCTGGGCGCACTTCGAGCAGATCAAGGGAATGTCTATGCGGCGGTCCCGATCGGCGGTCGAGCGATGGAACGGGATCGTCGCGGAGGTTGAGCGAGCGGTCGCCGAGTGTCCCTTACCGAGCGGAAAGCGCGTGCTGATCGAGAACATCCATCCGCTCGACCCGAACGACCCCGGCGACATCGCCCCCGGTGGGCCGTGCCCGTTCCTTGGCGAAGAGGCATGGGTGAGCGCCGAAGGACGCTTCGGGCCGTGCTGCGCGCCCGACGCCCAGCGGCGCACGCTCGGCGCCTTCGGCAACCTGAACGAGAAAGCGATGATGGAGATTTGGAACGGCAAGCAGTACCAGACACTGCGCAACACCTACCGGGAGCATCAACTGTGCCAGACGTGCAACATGCGGAAGCCCCTGAACGGCAAGTAGACCCGTGGCGGCTTGCCCAAGTCTCCGCCGATGGCACGCATCACGTTGTCGGTGGTGCGCCCCTCTACGAATCACGCTTTGGCCTCGTCCGCGAGTATCACGAGCCAGGAATCGCTCCTGTGCAGGACCGAACCGGCGCGTTTCACATTGATGCCCACGGTTTGCCCGTCTATCCGGCTCGCTTTCATGAGGCATGGGGCTTTTACGACGGGCTCGCGGCGGTTGAAGAAGCGGGGCGAGGGTGGCTGCACATTCGCTTGGACGGTTCGCCGGTCTACTCAGAACGCTACGACTGGTGCGGGAACTTCCAAGAGTGCCGCTGCGCCATTCGCGGAACCGACGGCTTGTACACGCACATCGACACCGACGGTCGGCGTGTCGGTATCAGCGGTCACCTTTACGCAGGCGACTACCGCGAACGCGCCGCCGTTGTCCGCTTTGCCGATGACGGTCTGTGCGGTCACGTCGAATGGGACGGTCGCCCGCTCCACGCTCATCGCTTCATCGACCTTGACGTATTCCACAAGGGTTACGCCCGCGCCCGCGATGCTCGCGGATGGTTCCATGTTCTGCGCGACGGACGCGATGCCTACGCCGAGCGATTCGCAAACGTTGAGCCGTTCTACAACGGGACCGCGTATGCGGAAACCCTCTCCGGGGATCGCGTGCTCATCAAGAGCAATGGTGCTGTGGCCCGCGTTATTGTCGCCGGCAGCCGATTTGGTAAGTGAAGCGGCTTATGCCGCCACCGTCGCCGTCGTCACGTCCGACCACGGCCCCTTTTCGCCGCGGGTGTTGACCCAGCGGAGCATGTAGACCGCCGTCTTTCCGCCGTCGGCGGCGCGGAAGTCGGTGCGGAGTGTCGGGCGGGTGGTCATGGTCAGGAACGACAGGACGCTCGGGTCCGTCGGCGCGGGCTGGCCCGCGTCGATCAACTTCACCCACACCTCTGCGCCCGCCACGCCCTCGGGCTTACCGCGCCGCGTCGGTGAGCCTTCATCCACCAAGCGCAGTTCGTGCGTCAGCCGCGATCCGCCCTCGACGCTCACCAGCGGGCGCGTCGTCGGCGTCGGGCTTGGGGTCTTGCTCGTGTCGCGCACGGTGATCCCGATCTCGGCCCGGTCGGCATCCGTCGTCTTGGGGTACCCCTGCACGAAGTTGGTCACGGGGCGAATCTCCCGCTCTAGCTCCGCTCGGGCTTGGTCCTTCGCCTGCCGCGCCCCTTCGGCGCGCTGCTGCGCCGTCACGTGCGCGGGATAGAGCGATTGCCAGGTATCAAGAGCCTTCTTCAAGGCCGCCAGAAGTTCTTTATCAAACCCCTGGACGCTGTACCACTTCTCCACGGCGTCGTAGTAGTGCTGCGCCCACGCCGTAAAATCGCCGTCGGGCCGGGGGATGTAGTTGCTGGTTCCGCGTGCCATGTTCGAGCCTCCGAATGCCGATGATTCCTGAGCGGGGAACGGCCCCGCTCCAGCGGCGAGCCGCGCCGCTTGGTTCTGAATCGCTCGGACTTGTCTCCCATCGGCTTGGAATGGGCTCCACTTCAGTCAAAGAACATTCCGAATCAAGTGGAACAGGCTCCAACCGATTTGGAACACGCTCCGGGCCGCTTGGAGCATGTTCCCAACTTCGCGGAGCGTGTTCCCGGTGGTTCGGATCACGCTCCGAACCGTTCGGAACAAGGCGGCTGCGCCGCCCGCGCGGGTGTGACGCTTGCGCTTGGGCTTGCGTCCTTTCGGCGCGCGTGTCGCGGCGGTTGCGGCCTTGCGTTGCTTCTTCTTCGCCCGCGCGGTAGCGGTTCGGGATCGCGCGGCGGGCGCCTTGGGCGTGTCTCCGGTGACGAAGCCGCACTCGATGCCGTGCTTGGCCTTGAGCACATCCACGAGGTGCTGCCCGTGGTTGGGGGGGCGGATGCCCGACGAGAAGATCAGCGTGGCGCAGCGGTCCTTGGTGTGCTCGGCGATCTCAGCGCACGCGCCCTCGACCAGCCCATCCTTGTCCATGAGGTCCTCGACCTCGCTGGCGACGAACTCGCCGGCGCGGACGTGCAGGTCGTCGGTGCTGATCTTCTGCAGGCCCGCCTTGGTCTTGAGCGGCGACAGGAATCCCTGCACGATCAGCTCGCGGACGCCGACTTCGTAGCAGACGTGGTTGAGGATGTTCTCGGCGGCGCAGATCGAGCCGGACTTCATGCGATACGGCGTGGCGGTCAGCCCGATGATCCGGACGTTGGGGTTCACCACCTTGGCGTCAGCGATGAACTGGCGGTACATCCCGTCGTCCTCGGCGGGGACCATGTGCGCCTCATCGACGATGATCAGATCCACGGGCCCCAGGTCGCACGCCTTCTTCCAGATGCTCTGGATACCAGCGACGGTGGCGCTGTATCCCAGGTCCTTGCGCTTGAGCCCCGCCGAGTAGATGCCCACGGGCAGGTCGGGCGCGATGACCCGGAGCTTCTCGGCGGTCTGCTCGAGGAGCTCCTTGACGTGAGCGAGGATGACAACGCGTCCGTTCCAGTGGCCGACGGCGTCGCGGCAGATCGTCGCGATCAGCGGCGTCTTGCCAGATCCGGTCGGGAGCACGACGCACGGGTTGTCGTCGCGGGTGCGCAGGTGGTGGTAGATCGCCTCCACCGCTTCGGCTTGATAGGGTCGCAGTTGCATTCAATCCGCCGACGCGGCTTTCGCCGCGCCGGCGCTCACGCCAATCCGAGCCCTGCCGGGCCTAGCAGCACCGTGCCACTCCAGGCCGCGCCAGATCCAGCCATGCCACGCCGCGCCTAGCCGGGCCACACCGGTCCGTACCCCGCCTGACCTCGGCTCGCCTCGCGCAACCTCACTAAGCCGTGGTCATTCGTACTGTCCTGCCCATGAACTGCCACATGCACTCCGCCCCCCCGCGTGCATGGGCCGCGGCGGATGTCGATCCGATCGATCATGCTGTCATCTCGGTAGAGCCCTCCGTGCTGAAGCGAGTCGAGCAGGCATTTGAGAAGGTTGTCGAGGTCGCGACGCCTCCGATCTGGCGGGTACACCGTCACCAACACCGTGAGGGGGCCCGTCACGGATGGAGCGCCCATGGCCAGCAACGCCCTCTTCACGCCGGTGCGATACTCACGTCCGGCGCGACTGATCAGCGTCGCGCGGCCGACGCGCCGGTAGTAGTGATTGGCCGAGGGTGGGAGTGGGAGAGAGAGTTCCATGCGTCTGTCCGAACCTCGCCAAGCCTCGCCCGGCCATGCCCAGCCTCGCCATAACCAACCAGGCCCCATCAGTCAGCCAGCACATCAAACCGCGTCACACGGAATCGCCCGTACGTTGGGCGGAAGTCCGCCAGGCCCACCAGGCGACCTGCGTCGGTGAGCAGCCCGTGCAACATCTCGGGCGACACGTACTCCGGCAGGTTGACCATGAACACAAACGCGGCGGACCAGCCGGTCTTGAGCGCCGGGCGCACGCGCGTAATGCCGTTGCGCTGCACCTGCACGCGGCACTTGTGCTCGTAGTCCCATCGCGTGGTGCCGAGTCCGGCGAGCGGGGTCAGGCTCACGACCGCCGCCTTCACCAGGTCCTGAGCGCTCTTGCGCGGCGAACGTGGGTCCTGCCGGAACTTGGCCGCCGCGATCACTGCCTGACGGAGGTACTCGCCCGGCAGGCAGAGCTCGCCGTCGTCGTTGCGGTAGACGTACGACTCGATGTCGTCGGTCTTCTTCGCCGCCGACCCTTTGGCCGAGCGTGCCTTGGCCTCGACGGCCTCGCAGTTCCAGCGGTGGAACAAGAGGTCCGCCTCGCCCTTGATCTCGACCTCCACGCGGTACGGGATGGTCATGTCGATGGTCCGCTTGCCGCCGTTGCTGATGTCCGGTCCGATCGCAGTCGCCGTGCTCATTCGTGTGCTCCTTGTTTGAATGCCGTCCCGAACCGCAAGGTCCGGGGCGGCTAGTCCATGCCCCTCCAAGCCAGTCCATGCCGGGCCGCGCCGGGCCATGCCTCACCCCACCCTGCCTGACCGCGCCATGCTCGGCCCAGTCACACCGTGACCGACCAAGCCGTGCCACGTGGGACGCGACTATCGCTTCCAGGGCGGCGTGCTCCCCGGGCCGACGCCGACGGGAGCGCGGGCGCTCACCGGCGAACCGCCGCCGCCCTTCTTGGCGTAGCCCTTGATGACGTTGGTGAACTCACCGTTGTCGTCGCGCTTCTTCAGCCCGACGTTGATCTCCAGCGGCACGTTGTGGAGCTCGACCGAGTCCTTCGGCTGCATCACGCCGACGGCGCGGCAGACGGCCGAGAGCTCGCCGCGAGCGATCTTCACCGTCATCTCGGACTTGTTCTCGAGGTTGAGCCGGGCCCAGACGAGCCGGCCCTTGAACTCGCCGTCGATGACCTGGAAGGTCAACTGCAGGTACTTGCCAATGCCGGTCTTGGTCGGCTTGAGCTCCGACTCGGAGATGACGGCGAGGTACTTGCCCGCAGGAAGCGGGTCGAGGGCAACGGAAGGATCGACTTGGTTCGCGTCAAAGTTCAGATTTGCCATTGGTGCAGAGCTCCTTGATCGATGAAAGAAGTGGCATGCCTTGCCGCGGCTCGCCAAGGCTTGACTTGGCAGGCGGTGCCGCGCCATGAATCAGTTGGTGCCGGCGTTGTCGGTGGTGGGGGCAGGGGTGGCAACGGCGGCGGAGGGGTCCTCGCCGCGAACGAGCGCCGCGAAGACGCGGTAGTCCAGCGGGATCTCTTCGGGCAGACCCAAACGGTTCTTGGCGACGTGCGCCGGCCGCTCGACGGTGCGGATGATCCGCTCGCCGGTGGAGACGCCGTTGTGCTTGGCCTTGTTGAACCCCTCGTCGACCTTGATGGTGTGGACCTTGTACGTGGCGAAGAGCACCTCGTCGGCCCACTCCTGCACCAGCGCCGACGCGAGCTTGTGCAGGCGCGGCGAGTAGCGGTCGTACGGCACGGTCTCGGGGTTCTCGAACTTCTCGATCTTGGCGTGGGCGATGAGCACGACCGTCATGCCGCGATCGCTGCGGAGCGCATCGAGCGCGCCGAGTACCGCACGCCACTTGTCGACTGCGAAGGCAAAGCCCTTCGCGTAACCGATCTTCTCGATGTTCTCGACGCTCTCGTCGGCGCAGACCTCGCCCCAGATCAGGCGCTCGAGCCAGTCAAGGCTGTCGATGACGACTGTGCGGTAGTCGTGGTCGCCCGAGTACAACGACTCGAGCGCCGCCATCACCTCGCCGAGGCTGCGGGCCAGCGGGAACGACTCGCAGTCGATGTCGGCCAGGCCGTCTTCGGTGGGGACGAAGATGGGCTTCTCGGCCATCGCGCCGAAGGTGCTCTTGCCGATGCCGTGCGTGCCGTACAGCATCACGCGGCGGGGGCGGGCCTTGCGGCCCTTGCTGATCTGGTTCATGAGGGTGTGGGGGGTTGCGGTTGCGGTTGTGGGCATGGAATCTCCGTGATTGCAGAATGTGGGATCGATGTCTTCAGGCCAGATGTCGCGGGTGAACGCGCCTTGGCCGAGGCGGACGAGCGGAAGTGGTGTGATCACGCTGCCGCCGCCGTGGGCTCGGCTGAGGACGCCTTCACGCGCCGGACGGTGAAGGCGTCCTCGCCGAACTCGCGGAGCAGCAGCGAGGTGAACATTCGGACGACCGCTGCGCCCACCGGCGTGGTGCCGTCGACGGTCAGGCTTCGGCCGGCCTGGTCCGCCGCGAAGCTCACGTCCATGCGGACGATCGCGTTGCCGAAGAGTCCCTCGGCGGCGATCATCGCCAGATGCAGCGTGGCTTCCGCGTCGGTGAGGGCGTTCTCCTTGTCGAAGGTGAAGCGGTACACGCCGGTGGTCATGGTGAACTCCTCGCGGCACACTGGAGTGCTGCTCCCCGGCTACATACGCCGTCCGCAGAGCCGCTGTCCGCTTTGGTCAAAACGTCTCGAAGCCCGCGGCGGCAAATCGCACGCGGAGCTCGGCGATGCGATTGCGAAGCTGGCGGCGGGAGATGCCCAGGCCGCGAGCGGCCGACACTGCGGAGTCTTCCTGGAGCGCACGGCACAAGTCGGCGAGATCGGGGGGCAGCGCCGCCACGATTTCGCGGATCGAGTCATTGAGATGGAACTCATCGATGGGGGAGCGGACCTCACGCCCAAGGCGGCGAGCCGCATCGGCCTCCCCGACCGCTGCCGATCCAGTGACCGGATCCGTGGTCTGGCTCTCCCGGAGCCTCTCGATAGAGGCCATGCCGTGATCGCCGGACCGCTTCTCACGCTGGCGAGCCCGAAGCAGGGTGATCGCGGCTGAGTCCAGAACGCGGGACACGAACGTGCGAAGCTGGGCCCGCTCGGGATCGAACTGGCCGAGCCGCTTGGCGAGGATGAGCGTCAGGTCCCGCAGAACGTCGTCGCGTTCGACGCCCCGGAAGGCCGGGGACTTCATCAGGCTGCGGGCCTTGATCAGGATGAGTGTGCGGATGTATTGGTCGTTCAGTGATGCGCCGTTGGTCACGGGTGACCTCCGGGGCCGGAGCCATCACCCGTCCGTGCCAATCTCGCGTCGCGGCGCACGCCGCAGACATTCACGAGCTTGTAGCGACCGGCGGGTTATGGCCCTCGTGGCCCTCGGACCCACCGGCCGGTGTCGCGGTTCTGAACGCCCCGCGACGCACACCATCGATGTCGAGCAACGCGCAGAGGCCTGTTTTCACGGCACCTGCACGATTTTCAGAATCTCCCACCTTTGTCGCGTCGGTGCGACGCGACAGTCCGCACCACCGAGTTGCTGTTGGCTCCGTTGATGACGGCAGAGGGGCCGCCGGCGCGGTCCACGGCGCGCTTGACCTTGTCCTTGGTGATCTTGGTCTTCAGGCGTGCCGAGAGCACCTTGGCCGCCTCGCGGTACGAGTGGCATGCCTGGTACGCACCGACCAACACCTCGTCCTCTTGGTTTGATGATGCAGCAGCCTGGGCATGGCGGCGCAGTACACGCCTCTTGCCGGCGGGGTCCAGCGGCAAGAGTTCCACCTGCGCCTGAAGCTCGTCGGCCTTCTGAACCAGGTCGTGAAGCAGTACGCCATCCGCCTGCAGCCCTGTCGCATCCTGCGACATCACACGCGACAGTGCGACACAGGCCGGTGGCCGGCCCGGCCAGATGTGGGTCAGGGGTTCCAGGCCGCTGACCAGCACAATGGGCCGACCTGCCTGACCCGCGTGGGCTGCGATGCGGGCGGCATCCTCGGCACCGAGCCCCCGGGCCAGCAACACCTCACGGGAAGTCTGCTGCCATCGGGTTGTGCCGAGCCGCCACACACGGCCAGACTCGATCGGAGTGGGGCGTCCCTGAAGACCAAGCGCCGCCGCGATGAGCGACGCGACGGCGTCACCGTCGATCGTCCATTGCCGCAGGGCTTCAGAATCAACCTCGACCGTGACCGACTCCGGGCACGCAATGAAGAACCGAGGCGGGTCGGCGTCGGGAACCTCGAGCACATCCTCGACATGCCCCGAAGGGCAGCACGAACAGCCCACGCGCGAGGCGGACGTCGTGGCGCAGAGCACCCCACGCTCCTGGAGCCACTGGGCTTGCCCATCCGGCCATGATGCCACCTCACGGGCGGAAAAGAGAGGCTCGCTGCTGTCGAAACACGCCCACAGGCGGGAGAGGAAATCACCCATGGGTCACCTCCCACAGCCGCAGGCACCGCTCGCCGATAGCGCGCAGCTCGTCCGGCTTGCTCTTGAGGTCGCAGGAGTTGGGGCAGCTGACGCTAAACCTCAGCGGGCGGGGGCGCGCGTCGGCTGAAAAGCGCAACTCGAACGACATCTGCTTCACGCGCAGCCGGTCGGGCGTCAGCCGCTGGGTGTTCAGGTATTCGGCGATCGCCTGATCGATCCGGTGAATGCCTCGCTCCGGGTTGAGCCCGAGCTCGATGTACTCGCCGGGCCGGTCGATCGGCTCCACCCGCACACGGGTGATCGTGACCGCGACGATGCGATCCTTGGGATCGGTGGGCAGCTTCCGATCCGGCTTGAGCAGGTGATCAAGCGCGTACGCGGGGCGCTTCGGGTCCGCAGGCCCGATGTCCACTCCCAGCACGGCCTTGCAGAACCTCTGCTGGAGGGGCTCGTACACCTTCTTCCCGCCCTTGGCGTATACATCGAGCGTCCCATCGCTGGGGTTGAACACGAAGACGTTGTCGAACACGCGCCGCTCTTTGCTCCGCACGAGATGCCCGGTGTCGTCGAAGACCACCGGGTCATCGGGGTAGTCGTCGAGGTAGGCAAAGAAGTACTCGCTGCCGCCGATCCTCGTGTAGTGCTCGATCTCGCAGATCTTGCCGCGCAGCTGGCGATCCCAGTAGAACTCCGCCAGCGCCGCCTTCAGCGCCGCCTTGTGGGAATCATCCACCGCGATCGCCTCCTTCGGCAGGCTGTTCCGCGTGATCCAGTAGCGGCCCGTGGAGAGGGCCTCCGCCCGTGCGAAGTAGGCAGCGACGACGAACGCCATCTTGACGTTGAGGTACGTCCACATCGCGCGGTCGGCCTGACCGACAATCGCGTCGAACTCGGCGAGGCGATCGGGCGCAATGCGCTGGATCTCCTCAACCAGCACCTTCACGCCGCGCTCGTCCGCCAGTTCGTTGATGTCCTGGAGCACGAGCTGGACGAGCCGGCGCTTGTCGTCGGGCATCTTCTGCCACGCGGCGAAGATGGGCTCGACCTGGGTCTCGCCCAGGTCGTCCCAAGGGATGCCCTCGACCACGCCGGCGCGCTCGAAGCACACGCGGGTGAGCGAGTTGGAGATCTTGCGGAGGATGCGACGCGGATCAAAGTCTTTGGCCATTTCAGGGCCTCCAATTGTCCATGTCCCGTGAACAGTAAACGCACTGCGCACAAGAACACTGGGGGTTCAACCAAACAGGGATCGATCACGAGTGAGGAGCTCAAGCGCCTCCAAGCGGTAACTCATGGCCTCGGCAGACACATGGAACTGCTCAGCGAATGGCTTCGAGAAGCGTTGCATCGCAGCGTCCTGCTGTGCCTTCACACTTCCGGAGGACGTTGGCGCGTCGAGGTCAAGCACACACACCACGTCATCGGCGCACCGCCACTTGATCCACGCACGGCGAACGAGGTCACGCGGCATGAGCAGGTACGCCGCGAACATGTTCGCCTGTACCTCTTCACGTGCTTGGTCGGTCGAGCGGCACACGAACGCGGCCGCATCCGCTGCGGATGTCAGAGACATCTGTGTCTCGTCGCGGAGAAAGACCTTCCGGTGAAGCTGCCAGTGGCCGATCTCATGGGCGAGCGTGAACCGGTAGCGTCCCAGCATGCGCGGATGCTCGACGGGATCAAGGCTCCGGTCGACTCGGATAAGCTGCTCCTTGAACCAGATCGCTCCCAGCACATCGCCGTGACCGAATCGCTTCTGCAGGTCATCTATTTCATACCGCAGGTTGAGCTGCAGCTCGATCATCTCATCGACAGGAACCGGGGGTTCAGAGACCTCGCCGTGGGCCTTCTGCCACAGCGCAAAGAGCGTCTCGGCCTCGGCCTCGATGCTCTCATCGCGCAACCACGGCACGCGTTCGGTCTTGGCAGGCGGTCGCCCCATCATTGCTCCTCTTTCTGCATCTTCTTGGCCTGCGCCGACAGTGCCTTCAACTGGTCTGCCGTCAAACCCTTTGCCGCCCGCAGCAACTGAGGCATCTCTTCCGGCTCGCTCTGGATGATTCCGCGAAGATCCTCAGGCATCCGGCCGGCCAATGACATCAGCTCATCTGGGTTCTCTCCGAGGACCTCCGCCATCCGACGCACCCGCTCGGCGGTCGGAGGGCTCTCCACCTTTCCCTGCTCGACGAGCGAGAGATAGGTTGGACTCACATCGATGAGCTCCGCGAACTTCCGCAGGCTGTGACCCTTCGCGAGCCGCTTCTCGCGGATGTGCTCGCCAAAGGCTGGTTGTTTCTTGCTCATGTCTGTCGTCCGTTCACAATTCACTCCTCAGGCCGCTATCGGCCACTCCGCGTACAACGCCTCCGCCTGTGCCATCAGCACGGGCATCAGCCGATCAAAGTCCTCAGCCTTCACGCCCTGTTTCGTCAGAACACGTCGCACCGCGGCTCTCACAGCGGCCTTCACATCCTCACGGTGCGGCTCGGTCCAATCCACCTTCAGGTTTCGCTTGATGCTCTGCACAACGTCGTGGATCAGGCCCTTCAGGAAGTCCACGCCGTAGACGTTCTCGTAGTTGATGGCGACGGCGTCATAGAAGGCAA